AGCCTTGTATTAATTTATTTAGTGCCTTGTATGTGTAAGCTCTTCTAATCCCTGGTCCGTGTTCCTTGAGTGCCTCTTCGTGAGGCATGGCTTTATGCATACCAAACTGATTTGGCTCCCACAGATGAAACCTGCATAGTCGTCCTAGTAAAGTTCTTATCTGTCCACGATCTTGTGCACGATTAGATGCTGCGTTCATCAGCTGTTTTACAAAGGGAACTTTTTTGTGATACTGATTAAATAATTCTTCTGCTTTTTCTTTTGTGACACCTAACTCTGCTTGTAATTTATTTTTACCCATACCATAAAATAAACCTAGATTAATTGTTTTAGCTTGTGATCTTGGTATCTGTGCCATGTCTGCAACAATCTGGTGAAAGTCAGTTGAGGTATCATTGTTGTATGCTTCAATAACTTCATAAACAGATGGAAACTTATACAAAGATGCATAGTGCACAACTAGTCTTGGCTCTTGTTGTGAATAGTCAAAACATCCCCAGGTATGTCCCTCCTCTGGTAAAAATAAAGATCTAATCAGTGGTCCTAGATCCTTGTTCCTTGCTGGTAGTTGCTGTAAGTTTGGATTATTATAACTAAATCTACCTGTTACAGTTCCGCCTTGATCTGATCTTATTTGATTTATATCCGCATGTATTCTACCTTTGTGTTCATATTTTATAATCGTATCAATAAATGTTGTGTGAGCCTTGTTTATCTCTCTAGCTTTTGCTATTCTTTGAACCATAGGATGTTTATGTTCTTGAAGAAAGTTTTTGGTAAAAGATGGTGACTCGGTTTTTTCAGTTCTGGAATAATCTAGTCCGAGTTTGTCAAAAACTTTGGCGATGCTACGTGCGGCCCATATTTGAACATTTATTTGTGTTTCTTTTTCAACTTCTTGCAATAATTGTGCTTCTTGTTTTGACAATTGTTCTTTCAGTGTATGAGCTCTTTCGACATCGACGCGAACCCCTTTAAATCTCATATCAACTAAACAAGGGAATAAATCAGTTTCTAAATTAAAAATAGATTCTAAGTCTTGATGTATAATCTCTCGTTTCATAACTTGCCAAAGTTCTAATGTTAACTCTGCATCTCTTTCTGCGTAAGCTCCAACTTCCATGGCAGGTAGTTGCCACAGATCTTGTTTTGGATCTAAACCACGTGATTTAGCTGCTTCTATTAATGCGTTTTCTGATTTACCATAACCAAGATAATCCCAACCTAAACTATTTAAACTATATTGAAAACGATTCTCATCTACAAGTGATGCAGCGATCATGGTGTCCACTATTAAACCATTAATTTTTATACCTAACTGACGTAACCAACACACATCATACATTGCATTGTGAAATATTTTGACAGAAGTTGTGGACATGATATCTTGAAACCATGATAAGACTTTTTTTCGATGCATATTTTGACCTGATGCGTGAGCAATCGGAAAATAAAATTTCCGACCAGGAACAGCAACAGCGATTCCAACGACGTCGCCATTTCCTATCACCGATCCTGAACCTAATTTTTTCAAATCAGGATCACGAGTCTCCAAGTCAATCGCAATCTCGTCGTAAGATCTAAGATCCGGAAACTCCTCTGGCTCTACCCATTCAGTTTGTGCAACAAAAAAAGGAACTTTCATTTATAGTCTCTAGCTATAATCATATCGATATAGTGTTTTGCCTTTTCTAAGTCTTTCTTTTTACCTTTTCTAGAATGTCTCAAAAGATATTTTATTGCATTGCCTGTTGGAAAATCTAATTTATTTTTTATAATAAACTCTGCAGGTTCTATTGCATAACCTTTGTAGTGATCTCCACCTTTGTCTTTTAACACTGCTTCAAAAAACAATGGGTTCGTCATAAATTATAACCGTACCTTTCTATTTTAGCTCTCATTAAGTAAAGATTTTTTCTTGCACGAGTAACACCTACATACCATACTCTATGTTCCTCATCTCTCTTATTTACACTATTCTCGACAGATTGTCTAATCTTCCTAGCGTTATCTAAAATCAAAACTACATTATCAGATTCACCACCTTTCGCAGCGTGTATGGTAGATAGTCTTACCCTTGCATCTTCAAATAATTTTTCTTTATTTGATAGCATTAAACGTATATAATCTTTTTGATTTTTTGGTGCATAAGTAAAGCATTCAAACCAAGTCAATTTTTTATCCATCTTGTCTGTGTATTCTTGTATGTCTTTCATTTCATTCTCTGTAATACTTTCTCCTTTTGTCCATCTAGTGTAGTTCACAATCGCTTTGTAAAGTTTTACTGTGTAACTCTTTCCCTTTTTAGTTTCATAATAAACTCCACGTTCTTCTAACTGTTTCATGATATCTTTTAGTCTAGATGCAGTTCTAGCTAATATTAACCAATTACCTTTTGTTGTATCAACTTGATTAATATCAGATATGGTTGTTACACTACCCTCTTCATCTTTTGGACTATATCTTTTACCTACTCTAAGTCCTTGTATTCTATTAATTATTGTTTTTGATGTTTGTTGAACTTGTGATGGTATTCTGTGGGATTGTGTTAAAAATATTTCTCTACCAGATTCGTTAATAAATCTATTTACATCAGCTCCTGCCCACTGAAATATAGCTTGATCATCATCGCCTGCTAAATAAACATCTTGAGATTTTTCTACTAAGACATCATACATTTTCCATTGTAAAGGTGATAGGTCTTGTGCTTCATCTATAAACACGACTTCAAACTCAGGACAAACATCTTTTTCTATAAACATAGAAATCATGTCGTTAAAATCTATTAAATTATTTTTAACTTTGTATTCTTTTAAATTTAAAGCTATGTGAGATAGTAGCTCCCATTTAATATCCTCGTTAATATATTCACTTGTGTACCACTCAGATCTTACAGATATATCTTTGTTTCTAGCTTTGTTAATAATTTGAAAATATAAATTATCACACGTAAGATAGTGACTCTCCTGATCATTATATTTATCTTGAAAGTTAACTCTTATATTTAATATTTTACCTAAATCTTCGTAGTGGTGGGGTTGCATAATATTTTCTTCTCTAAGTCCAAGCGAGTGAAAAGCAAGTGAGTGTAAAGTTTGAAAATATTGTAAATCTTTTTTTGGTTTGTTCATTCTTTCTTTTGCTTCGTTAGCAGCTTTTCTCGTAAAAGCAAAATAACCAATCTTATCTAACGGTGTATCTATGTCTATGTAGTGTTTAACTATTTCTAAAAGTTTTGTAGTCTTTCCTGTTCCTGGTGGTCCATAGACTTTAGTTATCATAGTATGTCTTCTCTATTTTTCATAGTGACAGTTTCTTCTTGATACTCATCCTTTTTAAAATAAGATTTTAAAATTTTAACACAGGTCACACTTGGGTTAGATTTTTTATCATCAGATTTTTTTGGATATCTTTTTCTACATACAAAGTCATCGTCTTGTATTTTGTACAATGTTTTCATCAACACACCTGTTCTGTCTTCTTTCATCTTCCATTCTTTATTTTTTAAAAAATTAAAAAACTTACCCCACACAAAATAAACATGTTCATCATCCATTAGTGTAGCTCCATTTTTAAATGATGTATGACTGTTAGCCAATACTTGAAACACATACTCATTTAAATATTCATGAAGTTTTTCTTCCTGACTAGTCCCCTCTGCTGGTTTAATTAAATCTACTTTACTAAATAATGCTGTTTGTATTTCAAAAAATTCTGAATTTTTTATTGTTGGTGGAACTATGTGTGCTTGTTCCATGAGCACACCTTTTAATTCTCTTTGATCTCTAAGTTTGTTTACATGGTTTGCATGAACTTGAACTGTTTCACCTCCAGGTTTTTCTACTGTAAAATACCATTCTGGATTTGGTTTATAATCTATCTGTGTAAGATTACTTAACATTGGCCAGTTTTTCTTTTTGTCAGATGCAACACCAAACTTTCTTTTAACACAAACAGATTTTATGCAATGATTTACAATTGGATCTTCGGAGCAAGTATGACCTTTAGTATCTTTTCTCCATGCTTTAATTTTTAATTCTACTTTTCTATCGTCCCACTCTGATGAGTATACAAAATAATTTCTAGCAGCTAGTATGACTTGTTTTTCCCAGTCGTCTGCATATTTTTTTTTCGCAAAAACCATATAATTATATAGAAAACGATCTCTACCGTCACTTAATTTATTTTTAGTTAACGCTTGCAAACAAGGTGGACCATCTATAAACTCTTCTGCCCCACCTGTTAGTTCATCTCTAACCAGCAAGTTTGCAAATTCTTCTAGCTCACTTGCTGTTTTTATGTTTGCATCTACAACTTTTAAAAATTGTTCTAACGTAAACTCTACTCCATCATGTGGATTAACTGCTACTCTTTCTGTTTTGTTATAGTACGGAAGATTTATAAAATTACCATTGATAGGTATGCCATCTTCTGTTTGTCCTAATTCTGTTTGTTTTGGAAATATTTCTGTATTAGATTCTAACTCTAAAATAAATAAAAGTTTGTCTAAAAAATTTCTAATAACTGTAGCTTTAGTTTTTTCTTTTAAGAAAACATATAAATGTAAACCACCACTTTTTGATTTTACAGGTATGATTGGTAATTTTTTTTCAACAATAGTTTTTAAATATTTTCTTAAATTAAAATTTTTATAATCTGGATCTATATCTATTGCACCAAACTGTGCCATACCATTGTCATCACATGGTTGAATACCAATAGACTTCCTGCCTTGTAAATGATCGATGTAATCTTTATCTGATATTGCATTTTGTGACCAACCGTAGTCTCCTGGTTTAAATTTTATTTTACCAGTGTCAGGATCTTTGAAACCATTTTTAATGTTACAATATCCATAATTACGTTTAAGACCTGCAAATATTTCTATAAATTTGCTTTCCATCTTTTACTTTCTGTGTGGGCAGTGTTACCTGCCCACAGTTTTGTGATTTAAAGTATTGATTTAGTTTGTTCTGGAGCATCACCATGCTTAACCTGAACATCACCCTTTGAAACACTTTGATTGAAAGCTCTCGCTTGAGAGTAAAGTTGTTCGTCCTGTACTGGACCAACTTTGCTAACTTCCCATCCAAACCAAGTGCCTTTATCATTAGATTGCTGCACAGTTCTTAACTTGTAAATGTGGCTAAAAGCTGGCGGTTTGAACATACCATTTTTACCTTTTAATAATATCTGGTTAATCATGGTATTCCATTTTCTACTAATTTTAAGTTGTGTTGATTTCATTGCGATCAACGCTGTTGATGGTGTACTACCCTCACAAATAATAACAAAATGGTTTGCTGTTTTTTCAACATAGGTACCACTTGGTAATCTATCTTTGTAATCAGCTCCTCTTGTTGTTTGTGATAGGATATCACTAGATGATGGATGTATTGCAACTGGTGCCGTTGGCCCAGTTCCTCTGTCGTTCCATTCTATGTACTCTAACTTATAGTGACATGGAATAACAGTTATCCCTTTTTCTCCATCATATAATTCAGAAGTTACTGTATTGATAATCATGCCAGGTTCTGCACCTTCAACATACTTACCTTCTCTCTTGTTTACTTCTGGGGACAATTGTCCCAATACTTTTAAAAAGGGTAGCGCTAAATCCTCTTGAGATAAATCACCAACACCTTTTCCTGCATCAGCTTCAAATGTAGTTGTAGCCAAAGCATTATTTTTCTTTTCT